ATCTGCTTCTCATAGCAAATATCAAGCCTGTAGGACCTGACATTGGTTGAACGCCTGCAATATCGTAAGCGATAAGGTTAGGCATTGATCTTCTTACTAAGCTAATTAAAATAGGATTCCAGTTTTGTATTGAAGAACCAGTTGCATTAGTAGGTGCAGCTTCTGATAAGAAAGCAGCATCTTCTCTTAACGCTTTTTCTTGGTTCTCTAATACCATTGAAGTAACGGCTCTTTTATAAGCACCCTCGATCTTTGGAAGATCAGGATGTTCTAAAACGGGCTGCCACTTTTGTTGTATTGATTCAGATAAAAACATTTTTCTATCTCTCCTTCTTTAGTTAGTTAACTAACCCTTACTTTAAGTAAGGATTTTTCTTTGTTTTACTAATTGCAGCAGTATATGCAGCCATTGATTCAGACAAGTCTAAACCAGCATTGTTTTCTGCTACTTCATTAGATTCGTTATCACTCGCTTTTGCTTTAGGGAAGTAAGAATTTTTTAATGTTTCTACACCTTTTCTAAAACTGTCAGCGTCTTTATATTCAATACTCTCTGCTAAACCTTTAAGTTTCTCAACTTCAGTTGCAACAAGATCAGATGATACATCATTTATAACTTCTTCTCTTGTAGATTCTGCAAGTTTTGAATTTAACTCAACGTTCTTTTCGATAGATTTGTTAACTTCTTCTTTTAACTTTTCTATCTCAGCAGCTTGATTCTCAATTACATCATACTTCTCTTGTGGAACATTGATGTAGTGAGACTCAAATAAAGATTTAAGACCACCGATAAAATCTTCAGTAATCTCATTTCTTAAGCCTTTTTCTATTGCCAATTCGTTTTCTTTCATCCACTCCTCGACAACATAGTTTAGATAAGCGTCAACTTTGTCAACGATTTCTTCTTTAACTTCAGAAACTTTTTCGTCAACTTTAGTTTCGTATTCGCTTTCTAATTTTTCTATTTCTTCAACAAGTTTTGCTTTAACAGCAGACTCGAAAATTGTAGCAGCTTTTGCTTTGAATTCCTCAGAAAGGTCTTCACCGTCAGTTAGAGCATTTACATCTTCTTTCATGTCCATGTCTTTAACTTTATCTTTAGCTGTTTCTTTTTTCATTTCTTTTTCTTTATCTTCAGATTCAGAAACTTCTTTTTCTTTCTTGTCTTCCTTGTCTTCCGCTTCAGACATTTCTTTTTCGTCTTTTTTCTTATCTTCTTTGTCTTCAGCTTCTTTCATATCTTTTTTCTTATCGTCTTCTTTTTCTTCAGACTTTTCATCTTCTTTATCATTCTTTTTGTCCAAGTACTTTTTAAGACCAGCAGGCATTTCGCCTTCTTTCACATCTTTTTTCTCATCATCTTTTTTGTCAGCGTGTTCTGCTTCTTTCATGTCTTCTTTTTCTTTTTCGTCTTTTTTCTCATCAGCTTCGTAAGCAGCCTGAATATCTTTTTTAGGCTCTTTCTCAGCAGAGAGAGTAGGCATTGCGTCAGCTGGACCTGCACTTTTTTGTTGTGGGTCACCAGTAATGTGATTAACCCCTTGTGCGAAATCTACTTTTGCGTCAGTCGGTGAAGTGATTGCTTTAGTCATCACTTGTTGTACAGTTGCCTGTAACGACTTTGCTGGTTCAGCTGGAGCGGCGTTTTTAGTTGGCAAATTTGCCACAGTATTGTCAGCCATTGTTCTATCTCCTCAATAGTTTTTTAGTTGTTATTATTGCAATAAATACACCAACCCATTAGGAAAGTGTCAATTACTATTTATAAAATTACAGTTTTTTAAGAAAAGATTCAAATACTTGAGCATTTTTCTCTGCTCTAGCAATTCTCTCTTTACTCTCTACCTGTAACTTTAATCTGTTTATCTCTTGCTCTTTCAAAATCCCATTATCCCAAACCCATTCTTTTCCTTCCATAATACCTTCTACGAAAGCATCAGGAGCTGATGGATCTGCAACTATATCAGCTGCGGTTGCAAGATAAAAATCGTCTTTGACTACATTGGCACCACCTACATTTGTAAGTGTACCCATTCCTCTACTTGAAACTCCAAGTCTTGCACCCTCATCAATTAAACTTTTCACTATTTTTCCATATGGGGTATCGAGTACTCGTGCTTCACCTATAAAATTACTGCCTTCTGGATATAGAGCATTAATCATGTGCGAAACTCTTTCTAGGTTAACGGTTGGCCCGTCTGGATGACCTAGTTCACCAAATGCTCTTTTCTTTTCTATGAACTCTCTATTATATCTTAACACTTCTTTTTGAAGTATCTCTTTAGGATAGAGTCTTCCATTTCTATTTTTAACGTCAGATTGCATGAATATACCTTTAATGGAATAGTTTTTCTTTCCATTACTAGTTTCTTCAACAATATATTCTGCGTTTGATATTTCTTCGGTAATTAACTTCATTTGTATCTATCTCTAATTTCTCTCTAATATTTATACAAATTGCTATCTGAAAACCACTAAAATTGTGTAATTATCGCCATTTGCGAAATTCTTTGTAGAGAGTAAAATGTCACCTGTAGGTGTTGTTGCGTTGTTTAGAATTTCATTTCCATCGGCACGCAAGTCCCAAAAACCTTGACCAGATAAAGAAACTGCGGTAGCGTTTGTGGCACCTTCCCAAATTATCTCTACAGCTGACTTTGCATTTGCTGTATTTACTGACCAAAATATTTTAGATATTTTTCTATTTCCATCAGTAGTCATAAAGGTTGTATTTGAAGCGTCTATTTTTTTAACTAAATTCTCTCCTGTACCATCAGAATAGTTAGTCATTTTAACAGCGTATTTTACGCCTGTTGTATCTGTCAATACTTGTGTTGATACTGTATCAGCCATATTTAATCCTTATTGTGCGTCATAGTAAGTTTTTGATAACTCACCACGTTCAGTTGTTTCTCCTGTTTTTCTACATCTAATATAAATTTCTTGTACATTCCCATCTGCAAAAGTAAATGTTCTTATACCACCTGAAATAGTTGCATTTGCACCGTCAGCAGAGTCTGGATATGTATCGCTGATTGTAGCAGTATTTTCAAACTCCCAAATATTATTTGATCCTGGAACAGTTACCCAAGCCATATTACTTCCTTAAAATTGTTAATGTTTCTTTATCAAAGTAATTCATTAAATCTTGTTTGCTTACACCATGTTGTTTTGCAGCTGTGTTTACATTTTTTTCAAAGTTTGCAATTACATCAGCGTCTTTGTCTGCAGCTCTAAAAACCATATCTACAGCACGTTTCATTTTAGGTGTAAGTTTATTGTATTGTCGAGTACGTTTGTAATCGTTTGCTTCAGTAATATTATCTGATATAAATTTACTGAGCCACTTCATCACTTGCTACCTCTGGTGCAGGAGTTTCAGCTTCAACGTCATTACCAGAAAAAGGATTAGCTTCTGGTGCATCAGCACCAACTTGTCCTGTAAACATTGATCTCGCCACATCAGTTTTAGCATCATCTAATCCAGAACTAACTTTATCAGCAAGAGCATTTTTTAAATCTTGTCCTGCTTGAGCGCTATCGCCTGTCTGTAATGAATTAACAAATTTATTAATATTTTCTTTACTCATTATTTATCTCCTAATGTTGATTTTTCTTTTTCACTACCATTCGTTTCTTGGTTAGGCGTAATGGTTGGTGTTTCTTCGGGCTGAGCTTCAGCACCTTCTTCTTCAATTTGTTTGTCGATTTCTTCTTGTTCTTGTTCATTTTGTTTTAATATTTTGGTTCTTATATATTCGTTAGAGAAATATTTACCAACATACCCTTCTAGTTGTTGAGCCAATTGTACTCTTTCTCTCATCATTTCGCTGTGTTTTAACTCAGCAAAGTATCCATCTTGTAAGAAAGTATATGTAATATCTCCCATCATCATATCCCATTCTTCAGGCGCAATGATACCTTTTAAAATTAATTGAGTTTTTAAAAGATCATGGAATAACATACAGAATTTCTTTCTTAAACGACCTACAAATTTAGTAAACTTAACTTCATCTCTACTAATTTCTGCAGCTCGACCAAGATTAAAACCTTGACCACCTTCTAATCTACTAATAGGTATATTAAGAGAACGATATAGTTTCTTTTGGAAGTATTCTATATCCTGTATCTCACCTAAGTTTTGACCACCAGGTAATGTAGTAATTTCAGTTCCTCTCCCACCTTCTCTACGAGGTAACCAAAAGTCTTCTAACATACTCATTTGATTTCTATCATCTTTAATTTCACCTGTACTTGCGTCATATACAAGTTTGTTTCTATATCTGGCCATAACATCTCTTAAATATTGTTCGGCCTTGATTTTAGGTAAGTTACCCACATCAATATAGAATATTCTTCTTTCAGGTGCACGAGCAATTCTGTAGATAACAACAGCATCTTCAATCATTCTTAATTGATTGACCGGTTTAATTGCTTTGTGTAAATATGATAGTACTTGATTTTGTGTTTGATCTATCAGACCTGATGGACAATAAGAAATAGCATCTGTTGCTATTCTTAATCCACCTGCGTTAGATGTAGCAGTTGGATGTATTCCTCTTTCATTGAAAATATAATATTCTGAAAACTTATTTTCAAATGCAAAAGATGATGGCATTCCATCTGTTCTTTGTTTTCTAACTTCTCTTATTTTTTTGATTTTTCTAGGATCAATATATCTTACTTCAGTAATTCCTAGTCTTGGTGAGTCTTTATCAATAATTTTATGATAGTATAATCTACCATCCACATACCATCTTCTAAAGATGTCGTGGCCTTTAATGTCAAAGTTTAATAACTTTAACACTTCAGAAAAAGACTCTCGTATTCTTTTCTTAATAGAATCTGAATAATCTATTTTACTTAAATCCAATTGTACAGATTGTTGATTTTCATTTGATACAATTGCTTCAGATACTATATCTTCTATTGCAAGATCACACTCTGGATGCAATGCAACTTCTCTATATCTTCTTATTAAATCTAATTCGTTTCGTGCCGTAGCATCAAAACCTCCATAAGACGCAAAAAATCCACCAGCGGGGACGGTTTGTGTACCGTCTTCCGCTTGAGGTGGAACTATATTTTGTCTTGGATCGGTAGAGGGTTCTTTTAAACGCTCTATCTTAAACCCAAACAGTTCAGCCATAATTTAGTTTCTCCTATTACTATTAATACTTATAAGAGTATTAAGTAGTAGTATTTGTTTCAAAGTATTGGTATCTATGTGTAGCAGTAAAACTCTCTACAGAGTTGTTATCGCCATACGATAGTGCAATATCATCCAGAGTTGTTGGAAACATTCCTCTAAATGTGTATGATTTAATCACATTACCATTTCGGTCTAACTGATCAACAAAGGCGTCAACTTGATAATCTACTGGATTTGTTAATCCTTCGTTATCTGACATATTGTTGATACCGTTTAACCATCTTTCGTATGCATTACGAATTAAGAAGTTAGTATCATTTAGAATTGTAGTTGTCCATGTAGCAAATGTTCTATCACCTGCAACATATAACTCTCTTCCTCTAAATGGAATAGCAACTTCGGTTACTGTCATACCTGGTAAAGATGTAGATGTAGTTAAGAAAGACATACTTTCAGTCTCCCCACCTACAGCTGCATATCCAGGGAAAGGCATTGTCACTCTGAATTGGTTAGCACGAGCGCCGCCGCCTCTTAACTTAGCTTTAAAGTCATTTATATTTGGCATGATTCCTCCTACGCTCCTACTACTTCTTCAAATGCAACACCTGTTCTTGTCGCAACGAATTGTAGTTGTATAAAGTTAATTGATCTGTTAGGTTTAACAAATATATCCGCTCTAAACTCATTTCTATCAATGACATCACCAGTATTATTTGATGTATCACAAACTACTAAAAAGTCTGTAA